GCGATATACAAGAACATTTGATTTTGGCCCGCTTAAACTTTCACCATCCGCTTATGGGAACAGATTGTTCACTAAACCTGTAGGGCCACCTTCTATTGGAATGCAACCTAGCCCAGAAGACGTTTTATATGGAGGAGGGCCTGCTCTACCAGACTCAGTACCAGGTGGAGTCGGAAACCTGCCTACGCCTGTAGAGCATCCTAGCCCAGAAGACCTAACTAATTATATCGGCGGTTGGAGCACTCCTGATGGATGGAAGAACCACAATTCTTGGTCAGAAGAACAAATTAAAGAACATCTACGAAACAATCCAGAGACAGTTGAGTGGCTCAAAAGTCAGAAAGACCGTATTCCGGAAGAGCAATTCGGTAGAATGACAGAGTTCGTAGACTGGGGAAATGATACAACCAGTCCTGTATTAAACTCTGGAACAAAGAAAGCAGTTCAAAGCATACAGAAGACACAGCAGAGTACACAGCCAACGCAGCAGGCAGCTTCAACTAAAATCGAAGATAAGACAAAGCCCGAGTCTGGCTCGACTGCGATTGCAGGCCCGCCCCTAGAAAGGCTGAAAAAGATTATGGCAAAAGAGAGCACAAACCAGCCTGTCAACAAGCCGGAGGACACTTACAAACAAACCACTTTTAATGCCCAGCAAGCAAGGGAGAGGCGACGTGACCCATTCACTGGCGGAAGGGAAGCATTTTAAATGGGACGTAAAGATCCTTTTAGCGATCCAGCAATAAACTTTGATAGATACAGGTTCAATGATAAAGCCAGAGGGTATCTAAAGGATTATCTCTGGGGACCAAAAGCCGTTGGATACAACGCACGCCTGTCTCAAGCGTATGACATAAATGCGTTAGCAAAAGGCCGCACCCCAGACCAAGTCTATCGTGCACTCTGGGCTAAGCAACGGTCGAATTACTTAGCTAAGGCAGCTCCTAAAAAACAAGATAAAAAACCTGCACAAAAGCCTGCGGTTAAAGGTGGCCTTGGTTCACAGAAAAAGAAAACCGCACCAGTAAAAGAACTGAAAAAAATAGTATCTAAAAAGCCCGTAAAGCCTCCAAAAGAAATAAGAAGGCAAACTGTATTTCAACCAAGGGGCACTAGGAAGAGGGCTAGAAATCCGTTTACGGGAGATAGGCCAACACTATGAAACCATACAACCGAAAACACGATGCTAGTAAACGCGGACGAATGAATAACGCAGAAGCCGACTTGCCCAATATAATGCGTCGTGTTTTGAAAAACCAAAGAGAACTATTTTGGGTATTCGTCCTAGACCGCCTGGAGGGGGAATGCGACCCACAATGCCTCGTCCAAGGTGACGCCCTTGCAGGAGATTCTCTAGAAGATACAGGGGCAGATTTAATTCTAGGTTAGGTTAAGTTTGTCAGGATGTTTTCTTCATGCTCTAGCATGTTAGCTAAGCACCTGGCTTTTTCGCTTATAGACTGGCAAACGACTGTCAGATTTTCATTCTCTTCGGAGTCTTTGATAATAAGCAAATCAGCGGCTGAGTTAAGTGCTGCTTTGGCAAATCGCAAGTTTGCTAGGTAGGCTCTATTGTCCGGCATCTTCAGTGTCTAATTCTTTTAATGTGTTCATCAAAGTGCCGCATATTAGCACGGCTTCGGAACGTATTTCCCTGTGCTCTTTTCCAACGGCTGTGTAGTAAACAGAGGTGTTTACTAGCATTTGATTTAGTATGCTAGCTGATTCGAGTATGTTTTGTTCCACTCGTTTAAAATCGTTATCCAGCTTGGGCCCTTCGGATACATTCCTGTAGGTATGTTATCGCTTTATTGTAATCGTCTACTGCTGAATTGTTTTCTTTTTTTCCAGCGCGACAGATGTACTTTACAGCATTCCCTTCCCAAAAGTCTAGCCGCCAGGCATCAATAACATCCCAAGGCTGTATTTCTTGGTCGTAATGTTTTGGTGGATCGGTTCTTTCCATTTCTTTTCTCCATGCACACACTAAACATTGCACGTACTTTTTAGGCTCTTCTCTACCAAAGGATACTGTGTACCTTCTGATCTTACTTGAATTACAATTTGGGCATCTTTTCAAACTGCACACAGCCATAGTCCTTACTGCAAAGAGTCATAGAAAATATATCTTCCATATTTTCTTTGTGTTGTAGCTCAACCTCAAAAAGATCGCCGTCCTGATCTTTCATAACAATTATATTTCTATTAAGTGTCTCAGGAACAGACGGGTCGCTTAGCTTGCAAAAACCCCACTCGATATTTTCTTTAGAGTTAATCCAATATCTGCATGTCGAGCATGAAATAGAGTCAGTCATTTAAAGGTGTACCCCAGATTTTTTTTTCTCGATTGGGTAGGTCTTCGGGATTTTCTAGATCAGTTGCTGCAACAAATTCAACTAGGTCTTGTCTTGGCACAGGAAAGAAATATCCATTAGGTTCCCATAAGAATCGAACTAACAATGTTTCGTTTGTCCTGTCTAAGTGCCAGTAGTCACCCTCCCAGACCATTACATCTCCTTTAACTGGCCCAGTGTCATATTGCTTTGCTAGTATATAATATCTAATTAACATGCGCACCTCGGCCTCAGAATTAACGCCTTACACTTTTTTGTAAGGTGGACTCAGGCAACTCATTACATTTTAGCGTAGTGAGCTTCGGGATAATACCCAACAGTTCTTTAGGCGATATTTCGCTGGCGGAGGCCGTTACGTGCAGTTACCATACATTTAGACCCTTAGCATTACAAGAACTCATTTATTATTTTTGGAGATATTATGGCTGGTATACAGTGGACTGTAGAGGAGTGCGACTTTATCAAGGCTGGTTTTGAGAAAGGTATGAGCATACATTCTTTAGCTCAAAGAATAAGTCGTACAGAACCAGCGGTAAGGCACAAGCTAAAGTTGTTTGGCCTAATAGGCCGAGAGGCTAAACGCAAGAAAAGATTGCAGGCAGAGCAAGAGTTTGATCCCGAAGGCCAAAAGATGATTGCCGATGCGTCTTATGATTTTGAGAACACGCTTCTAAAAGCCGAGCTTAAGGAAATGAAGCAAAAGGTGAAAGAGGCCGAGCTTCGTATCGTCCAGCCTGAATGGGAAGACGATTGGGACGGAGACACTGAGTGGGCTAAAGCGGAACAAAAAGGCATAAAAGCCATCGACAAAGCTAGCAAACGTGGTCGTTTCAAAGTAAACTTTGATTCGGGCCCAATTGCCATATCGGTTATAAGCGATCAGCATATTGCGCCAGGTACACCCTGTGACTTTAAACGGATGAAAGAAGATGCCGAACTTATCAGAAACACAAAAGGATTTTACGCAGTCTTTGGTGGCGATGGAGTCGATAACCACATCAAGCATAGATCCGCCCTTATCGGAGCAAACTCTACGCCTGATGAGCAATGGCGGCTGTTCGACTATTATTTGCAATTGTTCGGAGACAAGATACTTGCCATCATCTCAGGAAATCACGATGCCTGGACAGCACAGATCGGCGGAGTGGATTATCTCTCCAAGCTAGCAAACAATCAAAAAGTTTGTTATGCACCAGCCGAAGCTAGGCTGGACATCACTGTACAGGATCAAATGTACAAGATGGTGGTTAGACACCAGACGGGCCGATTTAACTCTAGTCTCAATCAAACCCACGCCGTCAAGCGGTTCTACGAAAACAACGAAGAACTGTTTGATGTCGGGGTTATCGGCCACCACCACGAGGCTGCAGTGGAAATGTTCATCAAGCATGGACAAAAGCGATATGCTGCCAGGCCAGGCTCTTACCAGATAAGTAGCCCCTACTCACATCAGTATGGATTTGCTAGATCTATACCAACATGCCCCACATTCGTGTTTTTCCCAGGCGAGCGACGGATTATTGGATTCGACGATGTTCGTAATGCAGCTTGGGCTTTGGAAGGAAAAATGTAGATGCGGCGTCAAAATGTCGTCGCTCTGTTGCATTATTTCTGGGAAAGTGTAAATTAACGCACGAACTTACCAAATCTGCGCACTAATTGTCATGCAAGATGAAATAGTGTATTGTGCTTCGTTTGAAGAAACGAGTATCATTATATAAATAACCTAAGACGAAAGGGAAAGTTCATGTCAGAAGAGATTATGGAAGAAACCTTAGAACAGGAAACAATTGAGGAAAATACAGGTTCCGATTACTCAGAGCCTACTCAAGACGATTACACGGAAACCATTGAGGGAACTGTGGATGAGTCAGTGGATAGTTCGCACGAAGAAAGTGCTGGATTAGATTTATCGGATGTTTTTTCCGAGACCCCTGATTCACCACAAACCAGTCAGTTCCAGCAAACGGTGGAGCAGCTTGGTATAGATATTGGAGAAGGCAATCCGCAGGACGCACTTGTAAATGCGTACAACCAGGCCATGGACTATAACACCCAATGGCAGGATTATCATCAGCAACAACAAGAATATCAACAGCAACTACAGAACCAATATCAACAGCAGTTGTATGAACAGCAGCAGGCAGCCAATTATGGCTACCAACAAATGCAGCAACAGCAACAACAGCAGTTAAATTGGCAAAACTTCCAAGACGAGCTACAGGCTTTTCGCGAAGAAGAAGAAATTGAATCTAAAAGTCAGTGGTGGGCTCCTCCTCAAATTGACGAAGAAGAAATTTCTTTATGGCGAGAAACTGTAACAAACCCTGAGACTGGTGAGGTCGAGCATAGATGGAAACACAACACGCCTCCTGAAATTATTTCAGAGGCAAACCAATATGTTCGTTATCACCAAGATTGGCAGGAAAAACTTGCCAATCGACCCCACGAAGTCCTTCCTGAAATCATCGAAGCAGAGTTCGATAAATTATTTGTTGACAGGTATGGAGCCCTGTTAGATGAATTTGAGGAACGGCAAGAGGAACAATATATAGACGAAGTTGTCGAAGATATTGATATGCGAAATGCTGACTGGGTTTACCAGATGGATCAAGCAGGCAATATTATGACAGACGGCTACGGTCAACCTCTTGTTACTCCTGCCGGTCAGCAAGTCATTGGCATTATCAATAACTTGCGACAAAGTGGGTTGGAAGACCCTGAAGCACTTTGGGACACTGCCACACAGATTCTTTCTGGTCAGTATGCTCAACAGTCTTTAGGGCAATACCAGCAGCAAGCTCAATACGCTCAGCAAGTGCAAGAGCGTAACATGAGACATCTGCAACAGGGTGCGTCAAGCATTCCTAACCGTGAAGGCAGTGAAGCTCCAGCGGAAAACCCAAGTCCGATTTCACAAAATCAGGCCCTGTCTCCTGGTGACAAGTTGCGTCAACAAGCGTTGGCGGATGGTTTATTTTAGTTTCTCTTAGAGAAAGGTGAGGATCATGGCCTATAAAGGTTTTAATCCCGTAGCTTTTGCTCGTACCGCTGCAACCACGCTCGCGAAACACATCCGCGACGTTGAGGAGAATATGCTCCGCAACTACCAGATGGGTGCACTGCTGGAAGCCGCTGGTCGAGTAAACTACAACAACTCCGGTGAAGGTTTTGACTGGCCGGTTCAATTCCGTCTACATAGTGTAGAAGGAAACACGGGCGAAACTGCTCGTAACTTCGTTCGTAGAAACTTGTACAAGACTGCTAACCTCGAATATCGTGGTTACCAGACTACCGATTCAATGTTCTACCGCGAATTTCGCAGTAACCGTGGTGAAGAAGGTATCATCAAAGTGTTTGATAACTTCACCAAACGACTAGAGCAATCTATTGAGCAGTCGCTCGGTGGAGAGTATTACGTCAACGGAGAAGCCTCTGGAAACGAAACCGGATGGCATGGCCTTGAGTCTCTCTTCGGAACTGTAACTCAAACAATTCAGTCGGATGGTTCTGGAGCACGAAGTGCTAATGCAGCTGACAAAGTTGGTGCACCTGCAGCAACCTACGCTGGATTGAGCTGTGCTCTTGGTAACTACGGTGGATCTCAAGAGTCTGGCGTTGGCTGGCCTAATGGGATTGCTGACTCAGAATATGATTTCTGGTCTCCGCTGATTGTTAACTACACCTCCACATCATTTGATGGAAGTGCAGATACTTTTGCTGCACAAGGTGATGAAGCTATGCGTTTTGCTATTATTCACGCTCAGCGTAATACTAGCCAAAATGGACAGGTTTCTAACATCATGCTTGGACGTGATTTGTATATGGATCTTTTGAATCTGATTGATGATAAAGAACGTATTCAAATTTCAAGCGAACACCAGCTCCGTGCTCTTGGATTCAAGAACACTGTAAACTTCGATGGTATTGAAGTTTCTTGGGAAGCTGCTGTTCCAACCGCTGTTGGTTACGGTATTAACTACAAGAACATCGAGCTGAAATCTATGGATGATTCTCTCCTTCGTTCAGAAGGTCCAGAATACGACATTCACAGCCAGAGCTTCAATGCTGTAGTTTCTACTTTGTCTAACTTGAAATTCTCTAGCCCACGTAACTTCTTTAAGTTACAGGCTATCGCCTAACCCTTTTAGGAAAGGAATCAAGATTATGATTCATGTAGATCCTCCTTTCGATCTCGGCTCGACCCTTAAGGGAACAGACGATGATGGAAACTTGGTAAATGAAAGCTGGGAAGGTGCAGTATTTCACCTCCCAGATGTAGACCGAACCCCTGCTGTTCGTGGTGGTAAAGGCCGACGTACGGGACGAACGTTGAAAGCTGTTATTGTTCGCAATACTAGCGGATCAGCAATTACTGCCCCTGCCGGAAAGCTATACCGTTTTGACATCGGGCAAACTGGTCGAAAAGTAATTGGTTCTATTGATGATGCCGCTGGCGCAGAAGAGTGGGCAGGAGTCGTTGACCCAGAATTGGGTTCCGATGACGTTGCTTCTAACGACCTGTGCTGGTTGGTTGTTGAGGGAGTAGTTTCCCTGACAGACAGCGGATCTGGCATTTCAGCCGGAGATCCTGTTGTCTGTGCTGCTGGTGGTGACATTGCTACTGGTACGGCAACGTCCATAGAACTTATTGGTCACGCATTAGACGCTATTGCTGCTAATGCAACTGGTTTAGTTTCGCTTAATGTGCGTATCTAAATCGGTCGTACGACCGTAAGACACATGCCTTCGGGCGTGTAGGTCTTGGGTTGGCATCGGGTCCTTCGGGGCCCGGTGCTTTTTTTAGAAAGAAAATAAAATGCCACAGGTAATTGATAACGCCACCGGGCAAGTAACAGAAATGCCATATACTCCTAACGAGTTAATGATGTTTCTTGAAAGCCCAGAGGGTATGCAAATTTTAAACTCTCTTGCAGAGGGAACTTCTAGCTTAATGGCAGTTGATCCTAGCACTGGCCAGCTTTCGCCTGCTGGACCAGATTATTTAATGAGTATCCTACAGCAAGCTCAGGGAGCACCTCCAACTTCAGCTGGAGCTATGGACCCAGCAATGCTTGCAGGTATGCAAGGTCCAATGCCTGCATCTGTTCCTCCTCAAACAATGGGCCCAGCAGCCTCTGGAGTTCCTCAGGGAGTAAGCCCTGAGCAATTTACAGCAGCTTCGCAACAAGCAGGTGTAATGCCTGGCCAAACTCCAACAGCAGTACAGGCTAATGCACGAGGAATGTATGGCGGATAAAAAGACTTGCGCTAAATGTCAAATAGACTACCCACTCAACAAAGACTTCTGGCACAGGGACAATCATGCGTCAGATGGGTTTAGGTCTACGTGCAAAATGTGCAGGGCTGAAGAGCTTGAGTCTAAAAGAAAAGAAAAGGCTAGCGAAACTATCGAGCGGATAGAAGGCGAAGGCGTTGATCTTTTAGACACCATGATAAAAGGTGGGTCTGATGTTCCTCACATGGGTGAGACCTTCCAAAGAATCATGGAAGCATTTGGTGGACCTGGAGGTTTAGCTCAACAGATAGCTGGAACATTCTATCGAGCTGCCCCAGGAAGCCAACAACGACAACGGATTTTAGAAGCAGTGCTTAGACTTAACATAAAAGTATCTGAGTCTGGTGCCGCACAAAAATCTTTTGAAGAGTTGACTAATGAAGAGTTGGATCAGGAAATCGAAAAGAGCGTCCGTTCCGTTGTTGACCCAGACATGCAAACTCTTTACAAACTAAGACCTTCTAATGAGCAATCAGAATAATTTTAGTAGCTTAGATGTCTTTCAAAATATAACTGAATACCAAAAGACACACATAAGACAGCTACACGCAGAAAAGGCTAAACGTGAAGCCGAGGCTTTGCGTCTGTATGAGCCACTGCCATTTCAAGATTCATTTCATTCTTGCCAAGCTAAAGAAGTTCTCATACAGGCAGGAAACCAAGTCGGCAAATCTTTATGTGCGTTTGTTGAAGATGCAAGAGCCGCTACCGGGCAAGACCCCTACAATAAATACCCTAAAGAAAATGGGGTTATGGTTTGTTTAGGAATGGACGAAGGCCATATAGGGCGAACGATACATAAATATTTATTTCGGCCAGGTGCTTTTAAGGTAATTAAAGATGGTGCTACTAACAAATGGCGTGCATGGAAGCCTTGGTTAAAAGGAGATTGGGGTAGAAAGAAAGAAGCCAAGCCTGCACCGCCGCTCATCCCAGAAAGGTTTATAAAACAGTTTGCCTGGAAAAAACGGGCTCAACATGTGTTCGAAATTTGCGAACTACATAATGGCTGGACTATTTACGCAATGGGATCTAAGGGGGATCCTTCGCAGGGTTTTCAAGCCGATCTAGTTCATATTGATGAAGACCTTGAGCGATCCGAGTGGTACGACGAAATGGTTGCTCGTTTATCCATGAGGAATGGAAAGCTACGGTGGTCTGCCCTCCCCCACTCAAAGAATGATGCTTTAGTAAATTTGTCTGAGCGTGCTGAAGACGAGCAGAACGACAAAAACCCATCAACGGTAGTGTTTAGAGCGACTATCTTTGATAACCCTTTCATGCCTGAGCAGGTAAAGCAAGAAAATATTAAACGCTGGAAAGCAAAGGGAGACGACGAGTTTAGAAAACGTGCATTAGGAGAGCTTGTAACTGATAGCGTTCTTATGTACCCAAACTTTTCTAAGGATGTTCATAATGCAATTAAATTTGAAGATCCCAGAACGCCTGTCCAAAAGTACCTTAGTGAAAATAATGGAATTCCGGGTCGTGACTGGTGCAGGTACATGGTCGTTGACCCAGGTCACTCTGTTTGCGCTGTTACTTTCTATGCCGTGCCCCCTCCTACTATGGGCGATCATATTGTTGTATACGATGAGTTATATATCAA